TGTACTATTTGTACGATATGTACTATTTGTACGATATGTACTATTTGTACGATATGTACTATTTGTACGATATGTACTATTTGTACGATATGTACTATTTGTATCTGTATGGTATCAGGATACCGCATAAATCTTTTTGTCTAATAGCAAAAAGCCAAAAAGACAAAAAGTGCAATAAAATCAAATAGTACTCAAAAAGTATGGACAAAAAGCAAAAAAGTTCAAATTGCATATTGACAAATAGAAAATATATTGCTAATTGTCATATTGTCAATAAGACACAACAGAAAGGATACATTATGCAAAATACTTTTAATAAACTTTTAAGAAACTTAAAGAACAGTAAAGGTAAAAGACAAAATATCATAGATGAAGTAATCCACATTGCAATCGATGAAGTTAATCAGGCAGGTAATACAACCAAGCTAAACACTATCTTGTTATCTGATGACTACTTAGAACAATCAGAAAAACATTTAGTATATAGATGGCTTTTAGATTGTACCACAATAGACAAGCTGAGCATCGGTAAATCTGATAAAGGCAATAAGACGATAAAGTTAACATATAGCACACCTAAGGTAATATGGACGAATGTTGAGGGCTTGTACACCTATCAGTCCAAAAAGATTGAAAAGAACATCAAGCCCTTTGATTCGGAAAGCCTGATAGTAAAACTGATTGCTTTATTGAACAAGGCAGATTCAGAAAGCATAGACTTCTCAAACAGTCTTAAAGAGGCAAAAAAGCGTATTAAACAAAAAGCCTTAAAAGGCAAAAAGTAAACTTTACGGCTTGTTTTGGGCAGGTTGTCAATCTGCCCACTGCTAGCCGTAAGGCTCAATAAAACAGTAAATAAGATTGTTCATATTGCTAACTTGTCCCCGTGACTTGTTAAGGCTTGCAAGAGGCTAACCGTATGTAATAAGCTCAATCTTGTTAATCAGCTATAAGACAAGCTGTATCTGTTTGAATATGTTTTGTTTGTCTTTCGTGGTACTTTGTACCCATTAAGGAGGCTTTATGCCTTAAAGCATAGGGGAAAGTGTATCTTTATGCTTTAAAGTTTAAAGCCAACACAAGGAGAAAAACATAATGAAACAATGGAAACAAAAAAATATCATCAAAATGAAACGCAACGGAAAAACGGCAGGCTATACCACAAGGCGTGGGGTCAAGCCGTACATAACGAAACAATACGATAAAGAAACAATCAGTAAACTAAATGACTATCTGAAACAAGGCTACACATTGCAAGAAGCTATGTGTATCTTATAGTATCTTATAGTATCTTATACGATACAATCTGAACAGGGTGTAGCTTGCTTCATTCTGTTTTCTTTTATGCAACAAAAGGGGGTATATAATGCAACAGAAAGTTTTATTACAGAAAGACGTTTATGTAAATCTTAATGACAAGATGGTCAAGGTGAACATTTTTGTTCACTACAAGCAAGGTGAACCTTTCAAGCCGGTACTGTTCACAGTGGAATGTTGTGGACGTGTTGTGCTTGAAAGCTCTACACCTATTCAATTTGAAAACTGAAAGGAAACAAAATGATAATCACAGAAAGCAAACAAAATGTCATAACCAATATGACAGGACAAGAGAACACATTCAGCATTGCGCAAAATGCTTTTATGGCTGAACTGTTAAGCAGAAAGCTGTACACCAATCCTGCACTTGCTGTCGTTCGTGAGCTCATTTGTAATGCACTTGATGCCTCACTGAACAGGGTGGATGTTGTACTACCCAGCGCATTGAACCCCACCTTTACAGTGAGGGACTATGGAACAGGTCTGTCAAAGGAGGATATGATGTATTTGTACAGCACATACGGTTTCAGTACGAAGCGTTCAGACAACACACAAATTGGCGGCTTTGGTGTCGGCAGTAAGTCCCCTTTTGCACTTACCGATACCTTCACTGTGTCAAGTGTGTATCAAGGAGTCCGTACTGACTACGTATGCTATAAGGACAATGGCTTCCCTAAAATCAAAGAGGTTCAATCTGCCCATACAGATGAACATAATGGACTGTGTGTGTCTGTACCTATCAAGAACCTTTTAAGTTTCAATGAAGAGGCTCGCTCTTGGCTTTCAGATGCTTTTATGCTAGGATATACCGGTATAAATGTAAATCACATAGAAAAAAGAAATGTTCTAATAGAAACAAATGAGTTCATCGTGCTGAAAACAGGAGCTCGTTTTTTCCATTCTGTTTACATCGCTATGGGTCCTACTAAATATGAAGTACATGGAGTACAATTAGACAAACTGCGTTACGGATACAACTTGGTACTGAAAGCAAACATTGGCGACTATCCTGTGTCTGCGAGCAGGGAGAACATAGAGATTGACAGCAAGATAAAAGAAGATTTACAGCAAAGAATTGATAGATTGCTTTCTGAATACATAGACAAGGAGCATAACAGGGTTCTTCTGTCTGCTCGCATGAAGCTGAAAGATATCTTTAACGCACACATAGGTGTAGAGAAAGCACTTGTAGACCGCAGGTTTTACGTTGAGGACACAGTGTACAATGATATACCACATACCAAACTGCACAACGTGAAGTTCTTGAAGTACTTGTCATCAAAGTATAACAAAAAGCTCTCGCTGACTTCATACAAGAACGTACTGAACCCAGAGAAGACAATGTTCTATTCAGACCTCGTTGCAAGACATTATGCTGATTACTTGAAGCTCCGAGAGAGAGAGAGAAACAAGAAGAAAAGCATTAAGTCTTTTAACTTCAGGGATGTACAAACAGGACGGCTGTACAGTACTGACATATTGCTTGCTGAAAACATTAAAGTGACAAACAAGTACGTCTATACACCAAAAGTGGTGACTGTGTCAACAAACATCTTGAACAGAATACGTAAACTACACCCAGAAGCTGTACTTAATGATACAGAAGTGTCCTTCATTAACCGCCAAAAGCTGATGGAACAAAAAGCGGACTTAAAAGATAGCTGTAGAGTGATAGACAGACTCAATGCCATCTTGGATTTACCAGCAGGTTTGAGGTTTGTGTACGGTGAGACCCCATTGGCTTTAAGATACAGACGGCGTTTTGGAGATGCTTACAAAAAGCTTGACAAACTTTTAGCTAACAGCTACAAGCACAAATTGGTTGTGTGGTTTCCTACCCCTGAAAGATACACGGATGTGGACTTTGCAATCATCAAACTGTTAAAGGAGGAACAAGATGGAAACAAAAACGTATTGCCTGCTGAATAACAGATTGTACGAGATTGTCAAGAAGACAGCTTGTGGATACACATTAAGGAACTTCATGTACAAGAAACCTTACACCATTAACATACGAAACTACCGTGAGAAAAAAACCATTTTGTTCTTGACAGAATACGAAATGTATGTTATACGAGAAGCGTTGAGTACAGTTTGGTCAACTAATGAAAAAAGGAGAGAACTTTATGACAGAACAGGAACAATTACAGAATGAAATAGTTAGGCTTATTGAACAGAAAGCTGAGTCACACGGCTTTCAGCTCACAAAGAATCTTCAAGCCATTGCAAGAGCCAAGTTGAGATTCTTTGGTGTTGAGGACTGGGCAAGGTGCCCTTGTGACAGAAACAGCGACAGAGGTTGTATTAGTGCCCACTGTCTTGCTGACATTGAGAAAGATGGCGTATGCCATTGCAATTTGTACACGAAAGGAGAATCAAAATGACACCAGCATTCATTATAACAGAACAGAACATTACAGTCTTTCTTGACAAACCGTACACAGTACCGCAATCACATCCAATGTACAAGGATATCAAAGAGGCTTTAACGACAGGTAAGGCAAACCATAATGAAATCAAAGAGTTAATAGACCTCAAAGCTTGTCTTGTCTCCTATTGCAAAGGTCGGATTAAAGTATACGGTGACAGATTGGAGATGGACAAGCAGGTACTTCATGGTTCACTTGTAGACCGCATTGTCAAATTGGCTAGGGAGAAACAACCTGTTGAATATCTCTTCAAGTTCTTGGAGAATCTCTACAACAATCCGTCTCGGTCTAGCATTGATGAACTCTATTTGTTCTTGGAGGATAACAAACTGCCAATCACACCTGATGGTTGCTTCTTGGCATACAAGGGTGTAGGAGAGGACTACAAAGACTGTTGGACAGGTATGTTTGACAACAGTGTGGGTCAGACTTTGAAGATGAGACGATGTGACGTAGATGATGACAGACAGCGTTGTTGCTCTTATGGTTTTCATTGTGGTCGCTATGAGTATGCAAAAGAGTACAAACCTGCTGATGGACACTTGATGGTCGTTAAGGTTAATCCTGCACACGTTGTGAGTGTACCTTATGATTACGGCAATGCTAAATGTAGAGTCTGTGAGTACACCGTTGTCGGTGAAGTTCAGGAAGATAAACTATCTGAACAGCAAGTATTTGAAGCAATGATGTTTGTATAAGACATACAGGCAGGAAGTTAAACTCCCTGCCAAAATGAATCAGAAAGGAAACAATATGTTTGAATCAGAAAGAGAAAGCATTACGCAAGAGGATGTCTTGAAAGGGCACACATTCCATAACGATGAGACTATAAAGAACTATATGAAATGGTATGGTCTATCAGTTCGAGAGGCTCTTATTAGAGCAGGTCAATTTGACTTTAAAATGCAGTATGAAAAAGACTGGGGAGGACAAGATGAAGACTTTGATTAAACCTATGTTGGCTAAAAGTTGTACCTTTAAAGACTTGGAGTATCCTTGCTACGTGTCACCAAAGCTTGATGGTGTACGAGCCTTGGTACAAAATGGTGTTGTGTACAGCAGGTCTTTAAAGCCTATCCCTAACAGGTACGTACAAGAAGCTTATGGTCATCTTGAAGGCTTAGATGGCGAGCTGATTTATGGTTCACCAACAGACCCTACAGTTTACAGACAGACAGTAAGTGCTGTTATGCGTAAAGGTAGTATGACTCCCGTAGATTTTTATGTGTTCGACAAGCTAGGTAATGGTGCTTTTGACGATAGGTACACAGAGCTTTGCAATCCTTTAAGTCCTTTATTGGTAAAGCATAAAGTTGTAGACCAGACATTGTGTAACTGTGAGATAGCTGTCAAGGCTTTATTATCAGGGTATCTTGGTGAAGGCTATGAAGGTATCGTCATAAGAAAACCACACGGTAAATACAAAGAGGGACGTAGCACATTAAGCGAGAAGTATCTCTTAAAGATGAAGCCTTACGAGGACAGTGAAGCTATCGTTATAGGTTATGTGGCTTTAATGCACAACGCTAATGAAGCTTTTAAGAACGAGCTTGGACAAACAGCTCATAGTTATTGCAAAGAGGGTCTCATTGAAACAGAAAAGCTTGGAGCTTTACAAGTCAAGGACTTATTGACTGGCGTGGAGTTCAATGTGGGTACAGGGTTTACAGATGAGGAGCGGGTAGCTTTATGGTCTGACAGAAAGAATCTAAAAGGAAGATACATAAAGTACAAACGCTTTACAATAGGCGAGCAAGACAAGCCCAGACATCCTGTCTTCTTGGGCTTCAGAGACAAAATAGACATGTAGAAAGGATGAACAAAATGAATTTTGAAGAAATTGAAAAAGAATTAAATGAATTAATGAAACACGGTCAGGAATTAATTGAGAAGTTAAAAAGGGACAAAAAAACGGAATCTGATTTTGATGTTTACGAAATCAACTTTAATGCAAAAGCAGAAAGATTTTATTGTTCAAAAGAAGACGTTAATTATGACAAAGCTCAACAGATGGCACAAAGAATTGGTAAAAAAACGTTAACCGTGTCTGAATTATGGAAAGAGGACAATAGTGGGATTCCTCGTTGGCAGCTTTTAAAAGACGCCGGATGTAAAAAATGGGTATGGTGTCAGGAATATTCGGACAGTGCCGCCTATTACGTTGGTCTCACTAATGGTAATGTGGACACGGACACACGGGTCGCCACCAACCTCGCCGCCTTATGCTTATAAACCACCTTTAAAATACTTTATGAAGAAAGGATAAACAAAATGTTACACGTATCCAGCTCATTTATAAACAGACTTAGAGTCACTGAAAAGTACAGTAAAAAAATAAAGCTGAGAGCTAAAGAGATAACTCGAATGAAAGAACTTAAAGGTTTAGGTTTGACTCTCAGAGAAATCTCCAAGATATATAGTGTCACACCATCGACAGTGTGGCGTGTAGTCAATGCTGTCAAACCAGACTTATCAGCTTATGACACAAAACCCTCACTTGAAAAAGCAAGAGAGTCTAACAAAAAGTATAGAGCTTACAAACTTGAACTCTATGAGAAAGGATTAATACAATGAAAATACTATCAGTAAACAGAGATGCTAAAACAATTAAAGGACTAGAGTATGGATTTCTTACAGGCATTGCGTATCTTCGCCCAAGCAAAGTGTTATGTCCTGGTGCCAGTAAAGGCTGTCTTGCTGCTTGTTTAAACACAGCAGGGCACGGAGCTATGAACTGTGTGCAGAAAGCTCGCCAAGCGAAGACTTTATTCTACCTGCGTGACACCAAACGCTTTATGGAGCAGCTAGACCAAGAGATTCAAGCGCTTAAAGAGAGGGCGTACAAGAACAGCATGCTTCCTGCTGTACGTATTAATGGCACATCAGACATAGATGTACAGAAAGTCTTTAAAGACATATTAGATAAACATAAAGACGTGCAGTTCTATGACTACACCAAGGTATTAAGCAGAATGTATCTGCCTTGGAAGTCTAACTATCATTTAACATTTAGTCGCAGTGAAGTCACATCTTTAAGAACAATCAAGATTCTTGTTAAACTTTTAAGACGTAATGTCGCAGTAGTATTTGACAATGTTCCAGACGAGTGGGAAGGTATGCGTGTTGTAAATGGCGACTTGAATGACTTACGGTTTCTTGATGGTCAAGGTGTTATCGTAGGGCTAAAAGCCAAAGGCAAAGGTCGTAAAGATACAAGTGGTTTCGTAGTGCACATGAAAGGAGAAACAAAATGACATACTACTTCATGCCTAACGGTAAATCAGTTAGGTCTTCAGTTAGCATAGCTGTCTATAAAGTCTTCTCAGATAGAATAGACAAAGGTTGGACCGTGGAAGACTCGTTGAAACACGCTAAAAGCAGAGCGGGTAAAGGTACTGCGGAGAACAATTTGAAATACAGGTTGTCAACGGGAGAATCATTAAGGTCTTATTCACGTACAAAAGGTCTCAACTATGACGTCATAAAAGCGTACGTCAAGCATAAAGGATTAAGTCCAGATGATGCTGTTAAGCACTATTGTGAACGAAAAGGAGTTACAAGATGACAGAAGAAACAATTAGATTGAACAGAGAAGATTTAAAAGACCTCAAAGAAAAAGGGTTTATCACGAGAGAACGTATTGCTGACGTCAGCAAAATGCTTGAGGACAAACGCTTCTTTTTATTTTACGAGGTGACTGAAACTAAAGATATGATTAATTTTGAAATAAAGGAGCAATCGCAGTTTGAACTAAAAGACAGACGTGAACTTGAACGGATGATTGCAGAACAAGAGCTTTTGGATATGGTGGATGCAAAAATGAGTGATGAAAACTGCAAATGGCTTATTGAATATGACCCACGAGGACCAGTTTTTTATCCAAACAACGCTTTTTTTCGCTTTACGACACCACTTCTTTTTTCAAGTAAAGAATACTGTCAAAAAGCTATTGATACACTTGGTACAGATAAGTTGAAGTTGATTTTTAGGATTGATTAAGGGGAGATACCGATGTTTGATAAAATGGAACAATATCATTTTGAAAGAAAAGATTTTGTGGATACTTTTAATAAAGTTTTCATGGATGAAGAATTTATAGCGTTATATGATTTGATAACTTGTGGTTATGAGAGTTATCGTTTTATATTAACACGACACGATGATGATTTTTATATTTTAGATACTGAAACAGGTTTACTCATAAGTTGGTACAAACATCTTGGTAGAATTAACTTGACTAATGATAAAAATTTAACATTAGAAGATTTGGAGTTAGAATTAACTAAATTGAAAAAAGATTTACAAGAAAACAACGTTCTAATATAAAAATGGATTGGTTGAGGAAAGTAGGAATGATGCACGATATACACTTCATGGCAACTTTAACACACGATAAACACGAACCTGCTTTTCACGGTTTCTGTTTATATTTTATTCACGATGAAGACGGGAATGTTATGGTTCAGCATAACGGGCTTGAGTATATAAAACAAAAAGATATTCAAGAATTGAAAGAAATTGTTAAACTGTTAGAATGTATTGCAGAATTGAAGGAGAACTGATATGGGTTATTTTGATACTATTGTTATTGAGTGTCCTGATTGTGGTAATGAGATTGAATACCAAAGTAAATCGGGAGATTGCACTTTAAAGAGGATGTCTTTAAGTAGGGCTTGTGCGAAAGGGGATGAGGCTTTGTTTGACATTAATAGACACGCACCTCACGTTTGTGACAAATGTGGTAAAGAGTGGGCTGTGAAAGTCAAAATGATGGCTATGGCTACTATTGTTATAGCTTCCGATTACGATGAAGAAGATGAGGAGGATTAAATGACTTGAGAAGAACTATGTGAAAAAGCAAAAGAGATGGCGAAGTTTTATTGCTTAATCAATGAGCATTTTATAGAGTTTGAAAGAAGATTTGTGTTTTCTAAAGACGGTGAAGTTTATATAGACGGTTACGATGATGCCTGTGTTGTTGCAACAGACAGAACTTATGAACAAATGCTAGCAATCATGGAGGCTTTGAGATGACGATTACAATACCTACTTGGTTATTATGGGTTATCGGTGTTCCTCTTGGAATAGTTTGTATATTCTTTATCGTATTAGGGGTTTATTTTTATTGGATTTTAAAGAATTGGAGATAAGGACATTAATGTCCCTAGCAAAAATTAATAATTGGAAAGGAGATTTGAGATGAAAGAAGTGAAAATTACAATAGAAGATGAAGATTCAAAAGTTTTAATATCAATGAAACCAGAAGATGAAGATAAAATGACAACAACCATTGAGTTTGAACCAGAAATTGATGCAAAAGAACTTCCGACAGATGTTCAATATATTGGAATTAAGTTTTTGAATTTTTGGGAAAGGGAATTTGAGATGGAAGTTTTAAGGCAAACAATTACCTTGAAAAGTGGGGTGTTAAATGAAAGATAATTTAAGTTTAAAAGAAAGGCTTATTTTAAGGATTTTATTATTCATCGTTGATTGGTTAAGCCGTAGTTGTGATGATATTCACAATTTTGAGATTCGGCAAATTGTGGAAGAATTTGAAATTAGGAAAAAATGAAATGAGTGATATTAAAGTAAAGTTGATAAAAACAAAAAGCCGTTTCATATTGACCGAATACGGAGCGGAGTTAGTATATTTGACACCTAGTTTCGGTAAAAGGCTTGAATGGAAATCGTTTAAAGCAGCTGAAAAATTTTTAATGGAAAAATCGTTTGTTTATAATGGAGAAGTCTTAAATCCGGATAATATTGAAATTACAGAGATGGTGGATAGTTATGAAACGGACGAATTAAAAAGACGACTTGAAGAAGCCGAAAAGGTTATCAAGTTTTATGCAAATACCGACCAATTAACAGAAGAAGAAAAACAAATGACAGCTGGAAAATATCATCTTGTTTACGGGTTAAAGGCGAACGATTATTTAAATAAACACGGAGGGGATAAATGACAAATATTAGTGAATTAGCAAACTATGTAACAAAAAAGAATACGGAATCATACTATCAGGGTCGCCTTGATGCTATACAAAATACAAAAGAAGTATTGATTGCTACATTTAAAGATAATAAGGAGTTTGTTGATTATGATAGTGTGGTTCGTATGTTTGATGCGTTTATTGAAATAAATTTGAAAGAGCTGTTAAAACAGATTGAGGAACGTTTAAGGGGGTTGAGATGAGTGAAGCAGTTAGGCAACACCATGCCTGTGAGCAATGTGGTAGCTCTGATGGGGCTACTACATACAATGATGGGCATACATACTGTTATGTCTGCGAGCAGTATACAAGACAGGAAGGAACAAGAATGAGTCAAGAAGAACAGATGATAAAGGAGCTTGATGCAGAACGTAAGGGACGTATACGAGCTATAAGTGACAGAAAGATAACAAAAGAAACTTGTGAGAAGTATGGTGTAAGAACGATACAAAAAGGTGGCAAGATTGTACAGCATGTCTACCCCTATTGTGACAAAGATGGTAAGGTTGTAGCTGAAAAGATACGAGATGTAGACCCAAAAGGTTTTTCTTGTGCTGGTAGAATCAATCAGGCAGGTCTCTTTGGTCAGCATTTGTTTCCTAGTAGTGGTAAGTACATAACGGTTACAGAAGGAGAAATTGATTGTCTTTCTGTCTACCAGATGTTTGGCGGTAAGTATCCTGTTGTGTCTATACCTAATGGAGCAGGTAGTAAAAAAGCCATACTGAATGCTTATGAGTATCTAAATGGCTTTGAGAACATCGTGCTCTGTTGGGATGGTGACAAAGCGGGCAAGGACGCTGTACGCAAGATAGCCGAACTGTTACCACCAAAGAAGGTACGAATTGTTAAGCTGAATGAAGACATGAAAGACCCTAATGAATTTCTTAAAGCGGGTAAGCAACAAGACTTTCTGTCTTTATGGTGGAGAGCCGAAGAGTACAGACCAGAAGACATTGTGAACATTGGGGATATGTTTGACCGTTTAGCCAATTACAGAGAGTCACATAGCTATACACCTACACCTTGGGGTGGTCTTAATGACAAGATTGTAGGCACAAGAGCAGGTCAACTTGTTGTTCTTGCAAGTGGTACAGGCATGGGTAAAAGTGCTTTCTTAAAGTCTTGGATGTATCACTTATTGAAGACAACAGAAGACAAGATTGGTGCCTTGTACTTGGAAGAAGTAGTAGAAGAAACTGTAATATCCTTAATGTCTCTTGCAGCTGGGGCTAACTTAAAGAAACCACAAGTATGGGATAGCTTCACAAAAGAGCAACTTGAATCCTTCTTTAAAGGCTGTGGTGCAGACAGAAAGATAGAGCTATTCGAACCTTTAAGCAACACAGAGCCTGACTATGTGACAAGCAAGATACGCTATATGGTGAAAGCTAGGGACTGTAAAGTAATCTTCTTGGACCACTTGACATACGTGGTAGATGATGCTGATGATGTACGCAGAGCTTTAAACAAACTGTGTAAAAGCATACACGACCTATGTGTTGAGCTAGGCATTGTGGTCATCTGTGCCTGTCACCTACGCAAAGCAAGCAACGGCAATAAGACACACGAGGAAGGCGGTAGGGTTACCCTCGATGACCTGAAAGACTCATCATCCATCAAGCAATTAAGTGACATTGTGATAGGCTTGGAGCGTGATAGTCAAAATGCTGACGAAGGTCTAGCTAACACAACAGTACTCAGAGTCCTAAAGAACAGGGACTTCGGGGAGAAGGGCGCAAGTGCGGCTCTTGTGTACGATAAAGAAACTACAAGACTAACTGAAATAAGTCTTGACTGTTTGAACGATGATGATATAATGAACTAAAGGAGAAACAAAATGATTACATTTCTGAGTATTTATTTAATTCTAGGAGTATTGGACTTTGCGTTCTTGAGTACAAACTGTGAGATACGAGAGTACATAAAGGTGCGCCCTATAGCTGCCACGCTTAGTTGTGTCTTTCTGTATCCTTTAATTTTTGTCGCACTGCCGTTTGCCCTTTTGTTCAAAGTGATGGAAAGGTTTACAAAATGAACTTAAAGTATATCAAACTGAAAGAAAGAAAAGGACAAAAGAAAGAAAGTAGCTTTAAGATACAGCTTGTCAAGTATATTGTCAACAGTAAATAACAGAAAGGAGAAACAAAATGACAATCAGTCACTACACAGAACAAGAAGTACAAAAGCTTCTTGAACAACATGGAATACCAGACAAGGCATTCAGAGGTTTCATAAACGGACAGACCTGTCCTGTCATTCAGGATGCTTTATGTTACTTCAGATGGGACGTAGATAGATTCTTAAAAGCTTATACGAAAGGAGTACAACATGAGAGTAGCAGTAATTGACATAGAGGCTGATAGCTTACAGCCTAAACAGATATACTGTTGTGTTGTCTTGGATGCTCAGACAAAGAAGCACAGAGTGTACTGTAAACCAAAAGGCCTGCAGTTACTCCTAGACACATACGACAGAGTGGTAGCACATAATGGTATTGAGTTTGACTTTCCTGTTCTTGCTAGGCTATGGGGTATCCAGATACCGTTTAGTAAACAGTATGACACACTTGTGCTATCTAGACTTGCCGACCAACAAAGAGCAACAGGACATAGTCTTGAAGCTTGGGGCAAAGAGTTGGGAGTGTACAAACAGGACTTTGAGGACTGGTCTCACCTATCTTTAGAGATGTGTAGATACTGCAAGCAGGATACGACAGTCACACTGGCAGTCTACGATGCTATTCAGAAGCTGTTAGAAGGCTTCTCAGAGGAAAGCATAAAGGCTGAGCTACGTACCCAGCGGCTTCTATACAAACAGCGTCAGAACGGCTTTAAACTGGATGTAGAGGGTGCTTTAAATCTAAAAGCACAGATTGACAAAGAGTACAGTGAACTGATTGTCACACTGCTTGAAGATTTCCCACCACGAAAAGTCATCACAGGTCAGTGGACAATCAAACGCAACAAGGCTGGTGAGCCCAATGCGGTGTCAAGACGTATCATGGAGTCTGATAGTGTGGAGCCCACAGAGGACCCTGAAGTGTACAACAAGATAGAGTACAAAGAGTTCTGTATAGATAGTCCTTCTGAAATTGTAGCCAGGCTGGAGCCTTATTGGCATCCTGTAATCTGGAACAAACCCAGCAAAAAGAATCCAGATAGACCTTGTACACCTAAGGTCTGCTTGGAAAACTTGGAGACAGTTGATGAGAATGCACCACAGTCCATCAAGAACATTGTGAAGTGCAAGGTCTTAAAGTCACGTAGTACTTTGATACAGAGCTTCTTGGATGCTTGTGGACCTGATGGCAGAGTGCATGGGCAAGTATTCTCGATAGGTTCTGTAACGCACAGAATGTCGCATAACAATCCTAATACAGCCAACATACCTTCAAGAGGTCTATATGGCAAAGAGTGTAGAGCTTTGTGGTGTACAGATAAAGGCAGAAAGATTGTAGGCTGCGATGCATCAGGCATTCAGCTTAGAGCTTTCGCACACTATCTTAAAGATACGGACTTGATACATCAAATTCTACACGGTGACATACATGTCTACATGGCGAAGATGTATGGTCTGTTAGACAAGAATGCTGTGTACGATGAGTCAGTACCTGAACACAAACAGGCACGCAGTAGAGGCAAGACAACCACATACTCAATTCTAATGGGTGCAGGTGTAGCCAAAGTGGGTCAAATTGTAGAAGGAGATGGACGTAAAGTCATGAAGAGCCTTGAGAGAAACGTTAAAGGCTGGTCCAAGTTCAAGAAGGAGATTGAGTACAGAGCTAGACTAGGGTACATGACTGCCATTGATGGCTCACAAGTACAGCTTAAGAGTGCACACTTTGGTATGTCTTGCTATCTACAAAGCTTCGAGCAAGCAGTAGTCAAGTGGGTCATGTATGAAGCGTTTAAGAGACTCACTAAACTAGGCATAGACTTTAAGCAAGTAGCGGTCGTACACGATGAAATACAGTACGATGTAAGAGAGGACCAAGCTGAACTGCTTGGACAAACTGTCCGTCAGTGTTTTGTGGATGCAGGTAAGCACTTTAAGACTCTGTGTCCTCTTGACGGAGAATACAATATTGGTAACAATTGGTCAGAAAGCCATTGACAAGAACAAAATTTTATGCTATATACAAACTGTAAAGGAGAAAAGCTATGAATTACACAACAGGAATCTTAAAAGACGTTGAATTACAATTTGCTTCATTGGGGCAACCTAACACAAAAGGTGAGTATGCTTCAGGTCGCTATGAAGTACGTGTTGTAATGACAAAAGAACAAGCACAGACGTTGAAAGGACACAATCTGTCTCGCTTAGTCTCATTTCGCAAAGAAGAGGACGGTAGATTCTCAACCAACCTGCGCACAAATAAGAAACCACGTGTTGTAGACTCAATGCGTAGAGATTTAACACAGGAACAATTAGACTCTATTGGCAATGGGACTACAGCCAACGTTAAGTACAGTGTGTACACAACCCCAAAAGGAGGCTTCTTAGGTCTTGAAGCAGTAGCCATTAAAGTACTTAAAGAATACAGCAAGAGCTTGGATGACGACTTGTTTGATGAAGAAGACACGCAAGCTCCTTTTGATGCAGATAACGATGATGACTTATTAGACGATTAGGAGTCAACATGAGCCAGCAAATAGTACAAGATGTTTATTCCTTTCTGACTTGTCGTAAAGGCGTGGACAAAGAAGCTGTAAGCTCTTTTGCTACCACGCTTGCTGAGCTTATAGCTAATCGTCTTACGGAGAACAGAAAGCCTTCTGTCTCCATGTCTTCCATAGGGAAACCTTCTCGTAGATTGTGGATGGACCTTCATAGCTATGAAGAACCTACACCTCAGATGCGATTAAAGTTTCTCTATGGGGACATCATTGAGGCTTTACTGTTATGGCTTGTAGAGCAATCAGGACATACTGTTGAACGCCAGCAAGAGCGTGTAAATGTCAATGGAGTATCAGGGAGTATCGATGCAGTCATTGACGGTGAGTATCTTACTGACGTTAAGAGTTGTTCCTCACGGTCTTTCTTGAAGTTTAAGAACGGCACATTACCACACGATGACCCTTTCGGTTATCTAGCACAGATAGGTGGGTACAATCAGGCACTTCCTGACTTAAAGCCTGTCTTTCTCGCTATGAACAAAGAGACAGGAGATGTGTGTACATATGAGCCAGACAGTGACTTCGAGTTACCTTGTGTAGAAGACGTAATAGATAAAGCTAAGCAAACAGCAAGTAGAGACACAATGCCTGTCGAACCATGCTATCAACCTGTTGAGTTAGGCAAGAGTGGTAATATGCGTTTAGCAACAGGGTGTAAAATGTGTCCTCATAAGTTCAAATGCTGGAAGAATCTGAGAGCATTTAAGTACGCAAGAGGCACAGAGTATTTAACAAAAGTAGTAAACGAACCAAAAGTAGAGGAGATACAAAATGAAAAATGAGTTCACATTAGGTTATATTGATTTGACAGGACCACAAGGAGAAGTTGTATGGGTCTTGGTAAACAACATTGGTAACATGACTTCCTATGAGGACGGTACTATCATTGAGAACAGAATGACAAGTGCTGAAACATTTGTACAAGAAAGTATCGACCAGATTCTTGAAGAGATTGACGCTTTGCTTAAAGAAGCTGCTGAGTTCAAACGTAACAAACGCATTGAGTTAGCTAAGCAAGAAGCAGAAGACGTAGCTAAAGCTTACAGTGAGGCTATTCCAGAATGCAAAGAACAAAATTCTTAGTCATTTCTGACCTGCATATCAAGCAGGACTACAAGACAGACATTCTGGACGACTTCATGGACACAGCATTAAAGCTACATCCAGACTGTCTGGTCTTGACAGGAGACTTTGGCGACTTTGACAGCAAGGCTCACTACTTAAAGGACCGTAACGGTTTACAGCCAGCCGAAGAAGTCGCACAAGTTCTTTCTGTGTTGGATAAGCATCTGTTTGATAGACTTAAAGACTATCAAGACCAGCAAAGAAAGAAGAAGGTCAAACTGTATCGTCCTGACATACTATGCTGTATGGGTAATCATGATGAACGTGTTGACGACTTGTTATACCCAGAGTTAAAAAAGAGATGCACACAGGTTGTCCATAATAGAGAGCACATACAGTACGGTGGTGTCTACTTTGCTCATACTTTTGATAAAGGTATAACAGGAACACACTGCAGAGATGCACAAGATGTCTTATTAAACACTCTGGTCTGTTCTGTATCAGGACACTCTCATGTACGAGACATACACGAAGTAAAGACACCAGATGGTCTTCCTGTTTTCGCTATTAAGATGCCTTGTGCAACAGACAACTACCCTGATTGGGCAGGGCATAAAGGGATGGCTTGGTCAAGAGGCTTTCTGTGTTTAACTACGTCTTGTCTTTTAGGCAGGGTAGTGCATTATGCCTATACTTTCTTTGGAGATTAACATGGAGTTTGACTTATACCAAAAAATAGCAGATAGCTACAGTGTGGACGACATCTTGTGCATACTGGGCATAACGCCGGAGGAGCTTTGCAGATACTATCTGAAAGGTTTAATCAATAAACATAAAGGGGACTTCGATGTATAAAGTTTATTACGGTATAGACCCAGGAGCTAAAGGTGCTTTATGTGGTCTGTGCTTCCATCAAGGAGCTATAGTCAAAGTAGACATAAAGGACCTACCACAAAGCATAGAAGGCTGGTTTGAGTGCATAGAGGAAAGCAGAAGACGAGTAGGCGAAGTGTACATAGAAGAAGTGCACGCCATACCAGGGCAGTCAAGTCAATCTATGTTCAGCTATGGTGGAAACTTTAAGCTTGCTGAACTTCTAGCATGCTCTATCAATGCCAGATATGTTAAGGTGTCACCACAGAAATGGAAGAACTTCTATGGTCTTAAACGACAGAAAGATGAGAGCAAGACAGAATACAAGAAGCGTAGTGTACTGAAAGCCAGAGAGTTGCTTGGAAGACTTTATAGCTTTAAAGACAGCAAAGATGGGCAAGCAGAAGCAGCCTTAATAGCCTTATATGGGTATTGCAATGAGCACAATGTTAAGCCAGAAGAAGTATGTAGTGTACCAACGCCTTTACTATGAAGCTTTAGAGTCAGGCATTATGTGCTGGTTGGCAATGGATGAAGACAACTATAAACTAATAGAAACAGAAGAGGAGACAGAATGAAAATGAGACAAGCAGTTATGAAAGTCATATTGGCTGAAGGGCGTAACGAAGTGGCGTTAAGTCCTAATGAGATGGAATGGGTCACATTGCGCAAGCAGTGGCTCAAACAGGCAAAAGCAGGACCAAAAGGAGCACCCGCTAGAATTATGAGACAGATGTGCTTTCAAGCCATTATGCATAAAGCTAGACAATACACAAACGGAGACTGACAATGACAGACGGGACTTCTGTTAAGGACTTGTCCAGAATGTTCTGTCTATCAACCCGACAAGTCCAAGATATACTCAAAAGGAGAACAAAATGTTAGAAGTGGAAACACAAGGAGGTACTGTCCAGATTCCAGATAGTAAGCGTACTGTCTGCGAATGTTGGACTCGACAGTGTTATGGGTTATTTCAGACCTCTAGCTTTTTTCAATAAAGGTAAACAATCTGAATTTAAAGACCGTAAATGGTTCAGACAAGACCTATGTACAGCATGCACGGAGGAACAGGATGATTAGAAAAGAATGCTTAGATACAGCAAGTACAATAACAGCATCGGACAGACAGAATGACTATGGCACTCCCGAGAATAACTTTCAGGTCATTGCTGAGTTATGGTCTGCCTATAAGCGTGTTGACTTTACAGCCACAGATGTAGCTGTACTGTTAGCTTTGTTGAAGATAGCACGCATTAAGACATCACCGCAAAAAGAAGACAACTGGGTAGACCTAGCTGGCTATGCTGCTTGCGGCTGTGAGGTATCAACATGCACCAAAGCATAAAGGATTACATTATGTCCAACGAGGGGGTACGAAAGTACCCTTATCGTTGCAGTGCAGGCAAGTTGACAATAGGAATAGGACGTAATCTGGAAGACAAAGGTTTATCAGACAGTGAGGTTATGTACCTATTTGACAACGACCTACAGGACACACAAGATTCAGCTGAAAGTATCTTTGAAGACTTCAGTCAGTACACAATAGAAGAACAGACAGTTATACTGGACATGCTGTTCAATCTAGGTACAACAAGATTTAAGACATTTAAGAAGTTCATTAGAGCTATAAAAGAAAGGGACTTGAAAGAAGCAGCAAGACAGATTGAACAGTCTGCATACTTTCACCAAGTCCCCAATAGAGCTAGAAGAAACGTAAAGATGCTGTTAGACTAACCATTCATATTCCACTTCATCCCATTGTAAGGCTTGTAGCCCTTCTCTTTTAGAATCTTCAAGCCTTCTTCTTCTTCTTCACCTATACCTAAGTGTATCAAGTAGTTACGTATTCTGCGTACACCAAAGTCTTTATGATTCTTTGGAAGACTTTCGATTACTTCCTGTACATCTATCTTTTCTTTGCTTAAAGATTTAACAAGGGGGTATACAGCTTTTGAGCTTCTATACGCACCATAAGGTCCAGTGAGGTAGCAAACATCTTGCAAGAGCGTTAAGCCTACTGGGTCTAATTCAGCCAGAGTCTTTGGAGAATCTTTAAAGGTTCCTTTCTTCAGCTCATTGGCTATTTTCTTGCGCACATCAGTGTAGACATACCGTTGTAATAACTGTTGCCCCATATCTGGTTCTATCTTTACACCTTCGGGTATGCCTTCCGCTTCAAGGGCTTCTTTTTGCTGGCTAGTCACAGTGCCAAACGCTCTAGCACCCTTCGTGCCTTCTTGATAGTCTTCATTCTGCATGATGAACAGTATGTCCGCAGGGGCTCTCATTTCAAGCTGTCCTTTATACCTCTGTCCGTTCTTGATGTTCACCTTCCCAGTCACATACGTGGTGTCAGTAGGTGCAGAATACTCCTGTGCCGGTTTGAACATTTCTGTCACTTTGCCAGACATAGTCTTATACGTTAAAGGTCTTTTGTTGTACGCCTCAACACCAAACTTGGTACCTATAAGCTGTGCTTTTGCTTTTTCAGCGGGGTCTAGTCGTTGTTCACTCCAAGGTAATTCGAAGCTTGATGTCTGTTCAGCAGAGAAGACTTCTTGTTCAGGTATCTTTGTGTACGTGATGTCTTCTTCAAGATTGACAGGTGTTCTTTCAGATGACACAGTCACATCAGGAGTTCTCTCTGCGAACCATGAAGTATCAACAGGCTCTTCGTCCTCTATACTTACTGGTGTGTTCTTTTGTGACACCATGATTACATTTGGTGCCTCAGCCAGCACGTTCTCATAGAATGCCTTCTTGTCCTTTGATGACATTCTTAACTCATTTGTCAAAATGTTGTCAACTTCTGACAATACAGACATACCGTTGGCAGTGATGTACTCATCTGTGTTGACCATTCTGCTCAACCATCTGACAACCGGTGCTCTGTTTCTATAAGACAATTCAATATCTTCACCACTATCAGCATCTACGGCAGAGATTGTTCCATTAGGATTCATACCGAATCTGGCATCTTCAACCTGTCTGCTCAGCTGTCTTAATTGAGAAACTGCGGTGTTCAATAAAGATGTTTGTGCATTCTGTACCATTTGTGGAGAGTTGACACCATTGTTCATAATGCGGTCAGCTTGTAGCCCACTTCTGATTGTCTTGAAATACGCTTCAGCGTTCTTATTGACAAGTCTGTCATTCTCTCTGCTTACAGGGGCTTGTGCTATCTGTGTGTTTGTTTCTCGTAGGGCTGAATTGCTAGCTGCCACTTTAACATCAGGCGGTGTGCTTGCTTCGTGTGCCAGATTGATATTTGCTCTGAGAAGCTCTTGAGCTTTCTGTGCATCAAAAGCACCTAGTTCATGCACACTTTCAGAATACTTATTAGGTTCTATAACGCCATCTTGTATACTTGAACTTATAGTTTCAGCTAGCTCTGCTCCTGCTTTTGTGAGCATGAAGCTTTCAGCAAAGCGAGGATTGCTAGCAGATAAAGCATTCAAAGTAGCCAAAGCGGGATTACCAGCTTCAAGTCCTTTAACAATAGCAGCTTGTGCCATAGCTCTTTTTGTTTCATCGAAGGCTTTCGCATCTGTAAGACCTTTAGCTTTGCGTGCTGTGTAGACTTTATAGGGTGCTAATGTCTGGTCTATTGTAGACTGAATAGTCAAGTTGTCAATACCTGAAGACTGTAAGAAATTCTGTAAGCCTTCTGCAACAAGTATCATTCTTCTATTTTCTTCTACGTTAGTATTGGCATCCCAGATTCTTGTAGCTAACATGTTAGACAAACTGTTTACATTCTTAACAAGCGTGTTATCAAAACCTTTCACAACTTCAGACTGTTCTCCAAACTGAGACACAAGTTGTTTACGCATTGTGCCGTTGTTGGCTACGCTATCGTATGTCTTGTACATTTGGTTACCAAAAGATACAAGTTGTTCTTGTGTGGCATCTTGTGGTAAGAACAGCTTGGCTACATTGGCGTAGATTTCATTGCGCTCTTTGTCTCTTGCAACAATCTGGTCATTATGTGACTCAATGCTTTTTGTAATCAAGTCGGTATTAGATGTCTTTCTGAAATCGTTTACGCCTGGCACGGAAGCGTATAGACTGTTAAGACCATTAATGCTTATAGCACCACTACGCACCAAGGCTGCACCTTGTTCTTGAAGTTTAAGTGAAGTCTCTGTTGGTGTCAGTTCGCCTCTATTTGCTGCTTGCACCACGTTCTCCATGGCTTGCTGAGCTTCCAGAATCTTGGAAGGACTGGCTCCCTGTCCCACGGTGGACATGTCAATATTAGGTAAGTTAATGGAGGCAGGAGACACATAAGGTGCCCCCGAACCTCCTGAGGACGTTATGACTTCTCCTTCCAATTCATCCTGATAGTTAGCCATAGCTACACCTAGCTTCTTAAAAGCTTGTTCGTCCAAGTTCCAAGCAGAGCCTATATACTCTCTGTTGGACACTGAGGACTGTAAGGGTTGTGTTACATTTCGTGCTATTGTCATCATGTTCTCCTACTGATTGTGTCTTAAAGCTGCCTCTGCTGGGGCATTACGGTATCTACTACGTATGAGTGTTCTTTCGAGTTGTTCACTTGTTGTCTCATTGACTCTACGAGCATTCTGTAACACTTCTTTCTTGATTGCATAACGCTCACTAGCTGGTAAATCTCTGAGATACAAATGTATCATTCTTGTTGCTCCTGAATAGTCTCCACGTAGTATATAACTTTTTGTCATATTTGTCAAGTCTTTTGTTATTTCTGCTCTATCTTGATTGCCTGCACGTATTAAAGTCTTAATGAGATAATCAGAACTTTGAGCTTTAAGGTCGAATCCTAGTGTGTACAAGACAGCATCCAAGGTATCCAAGTCTTTAGCTACAAGATTGCCTTTGGAGTCTTGAAGGATTCCTTCCTCCATGATACGTTTACCCAGATAGTATCTATTGACACCACTAGGCAGGTCACGTTGTGTCACCAAAGAGCCAATAAGCGCGTTGTAGTCTTCATTCGTCAAGTCTTCACCACTGACCATGTAGCCTGCTGCTTGTAAGGCTGTTGAGATTGAATTGTACAGTTTACTTACTGTCGTAATTGCAGGCACTTTAGCTTGTAGTACTTCAGGTAGGTCAATCAAGTAGTCTAACAGTTCTGGACCAGCCATACCGAACCAGTCATAATCACGACCTGTAAGCTCTGTCATGAGCATGTTGCCTGCTCCATTCAGTATGGCTTCCATGATAGTGTCATCAGGTTCTTCTGTGTCTTCTCCATCATATACAGCCTGGTACACCCATGAGGCTGCTTTGGTACCTAATACACCTTGTACACCAGTAAGACCAAACAGCAGTAAAGCTAGGCGTGCTTTTGCTCCTTTGGTGTGCTCAGGGTCAAGGAGGGCATCAAGGCATCTTAGATTGAAGCTTGATAGTTGCAAAACAGTGCGACCTAAAACACCATGCTGAGCTCTTGAAAGACCTGTTCTATTCATGTTCAGATACAGATTGTTCGCTCTGTTTATAATTTCAGCTTGTTCCAGCTTGGACAGATTGCCCCATCTGCGTTCAGAACTAATACCTGCTTCAGTCAAGGCTAGCAAGTTGTTCATCAGTCTGGCTCCTGTCTCACCAGCAATCATAGGCGCAGCAGACAGCCTACTCCATTTACCCACATTGGCAAAGTTGTCAACGTTGAAGCCACCTTGTAATCCATGACCATAGATGGGCAAGAAAGGTAACGCTTCCATAACGGCTTCAAAGTCTCCTGCCTTGAATACTTCTGGATTGGATGAGGCGACTGCTTTGCTCATAGCCTTAATTGTAGTCAAGTTTCCTGACACAAGCTGTGAGACAGCTGGCATAAAGTACGCTAAGGCTCTTGGTGCAGCACTAGGTGAAGCCAAAGCCACAGAGTTTATAACCTGACCAAACTGTCTGATAAGCTGTACAGGACTAAGCATGCCCATAAAGGTGTGAAATGTTAAAGCTCTTAAATGTGTTAAAGGATTGTGTTTCTTTAAGAACTCAAAGCTCTTTGAGTGTGAAGTGGCATTCTTATAGTCTCTCTTTGAGAATCCTAACACATCTTCAACAGAGGACACAAAGTCATACACCATATTGCCTATCTTTTTGTCCAGTTCTGAAGGTATGTTTCTAATTGCAAAGTAGTTCTCACGCATTGCCTGTGCAGCCTCTACGTCAGCTTTATAGGCTCCTTTAGCAGGATGCAGTGTGCCATACATTAAGGCATCATAAGGTGTTCTATATGAGTCTGTATTCAAGACGTGCTTGTACGTAGACAAGAAGCGTTCTGCATACATTTTGGTGTAAGCCTGCATGCCTCCAGAAGCCTCAATGTGTTGTCTTAAAAGATTCATTTCTTCTTTATAGTTCACCATCTGTGAATCATTGCCCAACAAGTCAAACAGCTTACGGTCTGAACGATGACGCTGTAAAGCTCTATCAGTATGTTTCTGCAAATAGTACTGTGACAAACCATTGATGTCTCTCAATGTCTCTGTGTCGACTTCGTTCTTAGCTCCAGCTTTAATGGCTTCATCGAAGGAAGCAAGAGGCACATTGTTCTTAACAGCTTCAAGTCTTGCAGAAGGAATCAAACTGATACGAGCATCTTTAAGATATTGTCTGAACTCATCAACAGAACTAAAAGGCAACAAAACAGGATTCTTTGCTTGTAAGTACTCATCAGTCAGTGTGTTCTTAATGAGTCTTTGACGTAAATCCTCCAAGTCTTCTACGAATCTTGTAGTCTTTGATGCATCAGCATCACCAAAAAGAGTTCTAATACCTTTAATGGCATTATGCTCAGTCATGTCTAACTGTTTAACATACGTGAGTTCATTCGAGTACCATCTACGACCACCAGCTACATAGTTCAAAATGAAAGTAGGAAGCTCCTCTTCGATGATTTGGTCTCCATGTACTAAAAGATAATCCGCAGAGCTTATATCTTGGTCATACAAGTTCTTTATGACAACAAATTTGTTTTTCTCTATGTACTCCAATGCCTCTCTTTTAGTGAAGAGCTCCAAGTCTCCTACGACTTCTCCGTTCAAGACTGCGTATGTTAAGTCTCCTTCTGGTATCGTAGAAGGTTTAACTCTACGAGCAATAAGACCATTTATCTTTTTGTAGCCTGAGGCGTTAAGCTGATTGCGTAAGCCCACATTGTCCAGTATGTATGCAATATCGTTGACAATACGTCTAGCACTATAAGCTTTTATCATATTGTCCGTAAAGCCTACTTCATCAAGTTCTTCTGGTGTGAACCATCTACGATTCTGTATGCTTTCCTGCATGGCTTCATTGAGTAACTCTCTGGACTCTTTGTCTAAATGCTTAACATTCTTGGACAAGCTGTCTAGAAGTCCTTGCATAGCTTCAACGTCTTGAAAGACAACAGAGTTCATCAGGCGTACATCGTGTGATAGACCTGGCAGAGTAGCGACATTCTGTGCCAATGCGAATCTACCTGACTGCTGTCTCAAACCTTTACCAGCCTCATTAGCATACTCAGCGAAGATAGACCCTGTGTTTCTATGTAGTGGTATCTCAATGTCTACATAGAACTTATCGCCAACTTGTACAGGGTATGCTTTTGGGTGTAAAGATGCACCTTTCTGTGTCTTATTGATTGCCTTGGCGAGTTTCTCAGCTCCTTCAAGGGACACAAAGCCATCACCGCTTGTAAGTCCTGTTCCTTTACGAGCAGTCAAGATAATATCACCACTAGCCTCTTCAGCTCTGCCCCAACCAGTAAGGTCAGCAAAGACAGATTGTGGCACTCCCTTTAAGCTTATATCCAAACTGCGTACATATTTGTCCACAGCTTCTTTACCTAGACCAGACAAATTGTTACTGTGCAGACCAATCTGATACACTAACTGTCTTTCCATTTCTTGAAGTCCTAACTCAGAAAGCAATTCAGCTTTATGTGCCACAGGTTGTCCTACTGTAGCTACAGGTAATCCATGCGAGTCCACAATGTTCTGAATGAGAGTGGGCACACTGTTCTCTGTGGTAACACCGACCTTTAAGGCTTTAAGGTCATTTGTAAGACTTTCTGCTGCAGCATTGGTGCTTCCTATTGCTCTCTTTATATTGGCTGGGTCGGTTAAGTTACTAGTTGTCTTTAAGGCTTTTACTACCTTCGTTGCAACTACGTCACCGAAAGGAACAACTTGTCCTACTGCTTCGATTCCAGCTTGTCTTACACCTGCCTCCACAGCAGCCTTCTTGGCTAAACGCTTTGCTACTTCTCCTTCACCTAATTGTTTTAAGACCTGTGTGCCAGCCTTTTTGGCTGCCAGTTTTACACCAAGACCACTCAATCCAAGACTAGCCACATCCCCTATAACAGAAAGTCTTGCTGTTCCTAAAGATGGGTCTATAAGTTCTTTAAAGTAATAGTTTATCTGTTCATCTGAAAGACCATCAGACTTCATGGAATCATAACGCTCTTGTAAGAAAGCTTTAACTTCTTCAGGAGACCTTGCAGGGTTATACAACAAGTCTTGAAGCTCCTCGTAGTTTTCAGCTTTAATGCTTTGAGGCAGCCAAGACGTACTGCCTTCTCTCTTCTCATACATGACAGATTGAACCATATTGGCTAAAGGCAAGAAGTCATACAAGCCATGTCCTTTTGTTTCACCATTAGCCTTATCAGAGACAGACCTGAAGAACTCCTCTGCTATAAGCTGTTTACGGACAAAGCTCTCATTTGTTTCACTAAGAGCAGAAGCCGCTCGTGTGTCGTAGAAGCTTTTAGGCTCTCTGGCTTGTTGTTCAGCGACAATCTGTTGTGCATAACGGGCATACAAACCGTCTTCCACTGGCTCATCATAGAGGCTAGAAGTCAAAACAAAAGCCTGCTCTGGTGTCAGTCTACCTTGTGTAGCACCTTTATAGACAGCTTCTTGTACCTCCGACATTTTGTCTTCTTTGTACATATCAGCTCCAAGTTCATTGGCTGCCTTTAAGTCTTCTTCTGTCTCAATGTTCTCACTATCAGGACCAAAGACCTTTTTGGCAATTCCACCAGCAAGAGCCTGTACACTAGGAGTCAAAACAGCTTGGTCTATCGTTTCATCCAAAAAAGACACATCTGTAATTCTTAAAGTTTCAGGTTGAGTTAAATCTGTAATGTCTGTCATTGAGCTCCTCCAAAGAGTGACTGAAAGTTTTGTATTTGACTGCGATAGAAATCCAGTTCATAACCCAATGTTTTTCTCTTCAAGACGGCAGGGTCTACTTGTCCTTCTCTTAAAGTCAAAGGGTCAGCATCTTTAACGCCAGCGAGTGTAGTCAAAGTGTTCAAGTACTTTTCTTGAAGACCTAAAAGTTTATTTGTCTGGGATGCTCCTGCTTTGGCAGCTTGTTCTCTTTTCTTCTGGTCTTCCAATAAGTCTGATTGTCTTTGAGCTGCATACGCTGTCAAGCCTGTATTAATTGTATCATAAATACTCTGTATTTTACTAGCCTGTCCTGCAAGCTTACCAGCTTTCTGTGCGTACGTGTTGTACAACTCAGCCAATCTGGTATCCTCAGCTTGTGTTTGTAAGCTATACGCAGATTGTGAACCTATGGAACTTAAAGCTCCTTGACTTAAAGAGCCAGAAGACACACCAGCGTTTGCTGCAGCTAAAAGTGATTCAGCTCTCTGCATTCTGACATCTCGTATGTATTGTAGTTGCTGGTTGTACATCGCATTGTACTCTCTCTGTTTCTGCACCTCTTGTGCAAGACGAGCATACTTGGCTGCTTTGTCACTACGCTTACCGCTTAATGCACCGAAAGCCCCACCAACAATACCACCTACAGCTCCTCCAATCAGAGTACCTACGCCTGGTATCACAGAGCCTAGAGAGGCACCTGTACCAATACCACCTGCTACACCTGATAATCCTCCTGAAATGAATCCACTATTGCTCATATTCTACTATCTCCATATACGTCAATACCAATAGCCTCAATGATAAAATTGTAGTTTGACACTGATTCCAACCTGACTGCAAAGGCTTTACCACCACCACGCACACGTGTCTTTGTGTCCACAAACTCTCTATCGAGATACTCTTTATCTGGTCTGTAAACTTTCTGTGCTAAGTCCCAGTCTCCTGAGTCACTTGATGTAGACCAACTCCACTTTACAGCTGCATTACAGTTGCTTGGAAAGACTTTATCGCCAGTCTTTGTGATGCCCTTTTCAGTACGTCTAAATGTTGTCAACAAGTACGGGATTGTTTTCTTTCTGTTTATGTCTCCCAGGTTGACAGGATGTCCCTGTATGTAAGACACATAGTTAAAACCTGAGCCCTTTACGTCTGCTTTGTCCCAGTCTTTACAGTTAAGATTCGTTATGTCTGCGAAGGTAAGCTTCATCTGTGAGCCATCGTGACATATAATACTGAAAGACTCGTAGGATTCTCCTAGTCCCTCTACTGGCTCATCCACGCCAATGGTGTTACCATCTTGGTCTATGATTCGCTTAGTACCATACAGGTCAGATGGGTCTTTCGCTATATAGTACTTTACAGGTATCTTTGAAGATTCTTCCAGCCTTCCTCCAGAGGGACCAAAGGACCTTAGTGTAGTCACAAAGCCACTTGAAGTAAAAGGAATTTTCAGCTTTATGTCTGTAAACAAAAAGCCTTCTTGTCCTGTAATCTCTTTGCCCCGTGTGTAGTCCAAGACACCCTCTAAGCTAGAATAGATGCGCATAGGTTCATCTTGTTCTCTTGTAGTAACTAGACAGCTATACACAACTGGTGTATCAGCGTCTTCGCTCAGCCTGTCGCATATACCATAATAGGGCTCAAAGGCGTGTATTACAGAGGTCACTGCGTTTATTTTGATACCTGTAGAATCTGTAAGCGCCTCATCTCTGTAGTAGTACTGAGCCTCTTCAAGCTCACTGTACTTACCCCAAGGAGAATGTGTGTACACAATGTCTGGTAGGTCTTCCCTACCATCCTTATTGCTTACAGTCCAAACCATCTTTGAGTACTCATCCTTTTCAGTTGGTTCATAATAGGCATACAAAGGGGCTTTCTTATAAGACTTATACGCAACTTTCAATTGAACAGGTGACACAATACGTGGGACAAAGACTGCATCTTCTTCCTCGGAGCTAAAAGCTAAGGGAGTGAAAGTCTTATTGTCCAGATTGAATACAAGAGCTCTATCAAGACCATGATTGCTTGAAGGGTAGAACCACCAGACCTCTTTGTTTATCTTATCGTAGATGCCTTTACATTTCTCTCTGGCTTCGTTCGGTATCTTATTGTAGAATTTCTGTATTGTCGATGTAGTTATATTGTCAAGTAAAAGTCCTTCAGCCGTATCAGCACAAGAGATAATACCTACGTCACCCCAGTACAAAGTGCCAAACTCTGTGCTTACAAAGCTGTGAGGACTTCTTGTAGTAAGAGTCGGTAAGGACCTAGCTGAGTACGCAGTAGCTGTGAAGATATTATTTGCTGTACCTCCAAAAGCCATTAAGCCTCTATCGCCTACTGCAATCAGGTATGAACCCTCATTGAATACTTTTTGTCCATTACCTATTTCCTCAATGGGTAGCATACCTCCGTCTGTGGGTAACAGGTCACTTATTTCTTCAGAGGTAGGGTCAGCTTCTTGATAGCACAAACCAGCTCTTGAAAGGTCTTCAGCGAGTACCATAGAGTACAATAAGACATCCCCAGCCAAATAGAACATACGTCCAGCATAGGCACAAGAGTCTGTCACGTACTTATAGCGAGGAGACTTATCGGGTACTTGTGTCACAGCGTCTCCTACATACTGCTCATCCAGAATCTCTGAGACCTGCTTACCACAAGCTGCTGCAAGATTCTGCATCTGTACTTCTAGCATGGAAGCATCAACCCGTTGCTGATTGAAATAGTCAAGAACATAATGTCCTTTGGGTGCAGGTGTGTTACCGAAAGTGGTATCCAAAAGAGCAGTGGGTTTAAAAGCAGAAGTCTGACTGTCTTTAAGATACTGCTGAGCCAAATTGTTGCTAGGGAAGCAAGAATAGCCACCTACTTGTGCTTTATAAAAATCACCCAAGAGCTTAACTGTCCAGCCTTGATTCAATAGGTTATACAATTTACTATAGCTTATCTTTTCAGGAATGGCAGCCATGTCCAAGTAGTCTTCAACGCCAGTAAGGTCTCTGACTTTAAGACTGAAAGATTGCACCTTCTTGTATGCTCTACCTCCAACCATGTAGCCTTCATTCTTAAAAGTTACCCAGTCTGACGTACTTCTTGTTTGGTGCAGATAAGACATCTCTATGGATATCTTTAAGCCTTGTGTAGATAAACCTGAATCAGCAGGAGCTACAAATGTTATGAAGTCATCTGCTTCAGACCATCTATCAGGCTCTGTGTTTCTATGTGGTACTGCTGTGATACCTCTACGTTCATTCTCTGGTATAGCGTTGAAGTGCGCAGCATACACATTGCTGTACGGCATCCAAGGACCATCAGAACAATTACCAGAACGACCATAGTGTTCCTGTATCGTCCACTTTGAACCTACTGCTACACCGTTTATATAGAACTGTACAGAACCATTACCAGCTCCTCGTCCTTTCTTAGACACATAGACCTTACACGACACTTTGGCAGAAGGCAGTATGTCTTCTGGAACTGGATTGCTCTCATCTGTCTTCTCGATTGTTTGTAGTCTAAAAGGCTGAATAGCAGGAGATGTCACAAAAAGACTACCATACGCAGTATTGAAAGATACAGGAACCTTCTTGTAATCCTCGTTGGCTTCAAGCTTGTATGGTGCCATGTCCAAAGTGAACTCTGACTCTTGTGAGCTAAAAGGTACGCCTTCGTTCTTATAGAACAGCAGAGTACCTCCAGCTTGTATCACGATGTAGTTAACATTCTTGTCCCCATCTATGTCATTCCATTCACAGGCTTGATATGCAAAGTCGTTATTGGTGTCTTCAACTAAAAAGTCAGAGAACTTATACTTCTCCTCATAATCAACACCTAATCGCCTTGTACGTGTGCCATCTTTGCGTATAATTGTATTCAATTCGTCAGTAGTGTACTCTGGAGCTTCTGACAAATTGTTTATCTCTGTGTTCAATCCTTTACTAAAAGGAGCTAATTGAATTACTTGTCTTGCCATTCTTTCATGTCCCTCTCAAGACTTGCTATAGCTTTACCTCTGTTATGTATACCTTCCCCGATTCCTGTTCGCTTTATGCTTCTTTCTCGTTTCTTGAACTCCTCTGCTTTTTCTGCTTCAAGCTTTAAGCCTAGTGCTTGCCTCGCTGAGTCTTTGTTCAAAAAGCCATAAGAGAAACCCTGCAAGTAGTAGTATGACCCATCAAATCTATAAGGCACTTTGATGCCTTTGTATTCTATCGTCTTCTCAAATCCATACGGTTGTTCCATAAGCGTGTACCTCTTGTGTGACTTCTTGCGTTATTGCTTGCATTGTTGAAAAGCTTTTGAGCTCTATTTGTTTCCAAAGGATTGGTGTGTTCTTTAAGTTCATAGTCAGCGTGAATCTTTGCATTACTTAACAGTATGCTAAATTGCTGTGCGGATATCTCAGGAATAAAATCGTCTTCAAGCTTAAAGACAGGGAAGTATCTTCCGTAGCATATAATATCATTGTCAATCAAGGTGTCTCTCTGTCTCTTATCGTATGCATCAAAGACAATGTATTTATCATTTAAAATCGTATAGTAGAATGGGTCAGCATCTGTACGCACATTGAACACAATGTCTGTAAAGTCTGTTACTTGCTGAACCTCATCTCTTGTTGGGTCTAGGTATAAAGATTTCTCAATGAAAGCCAAAGGCTCCAAGTACTGTAAGTCTGTCAGCTTACCTGTATCAGGGCGTTTATACTTGATGACATCAATGGTCCAAGCTCTATCTGGTAACTTTAAGTATGTTGGCTTTTTAACATCAGAGACATTCTGCAGTTTGTACAGACTGTATCTGCTTTCAATCTCATTGCGTTCAATCAAGTCCATATAGCACTCTTTGACAATATTGGCTAATTGGACTGACTCCCGTGTATCATTAATGCTATTGACTGTACCTGCATTGGTGTATTCTGCAACACGCTGTACTATTTCTAATAATGTGTACTTTGATGGTTCCATCTACTCTCCTTTTACAATCTGTGCAACCAAAGCCTTATCATCATTACAAGTCTTTAAAGCCTGGTCGACTTTAAGAAAACATTTAAGAAGACCTCTGTTGGTCCTCAAAGGTTCACAATGTACCTCATTAGGGTTTAAGTAAACCAGCGCTGGGCTTGAAGTAGTGGGAGTCTTGCAGGATGTTAGTAACATCGTCAGGCAGAGACACATCACCCCAAGAAGGAGCAATCGTATCTGTCTTGTCAAGAAGCTTTGTGAGCTTTTGGATATCTTCTTGATACCTCTTTTGCTTCTCTTGTAATCCATCCTTGTATACTTGAATGGTTGCATTTAGAACTCCTACCTCCAACTTTAATGTCCGTGTTGTCTCTATCTGCTTATAGAGCAAGAAAGCTAAAAGGATTATAAAGAACAATAGGTACATTGTGGCTTTCATTTTTTAACCTTTAAGATAAAAGACACAACTTCCTTTATGTTCTGTATGACAGAAGTATCGTCATGACGATTAGACAGCTTGACCAAGACGATTGCCGCAGAGAACAATGTCAGTATGCCTGCTGAAATAATCTCATAAGTCTCTATTGTCATTGCGTTTAGACCTCTTGAACTCATTGCGTACACGAGCATAGGCATAAAGGACAGTAAGAATACCTATAATTGCAGAAACAACTAGATTGAATGTCTGTAAGTACACGTGCGCAACTGTACCCGTACCGATAACTGTTGTGTCTGCTACTGTTTTCATCATGTTCTTTCTTACCATCCTTTATCCTTGCTCCTATTATATCACAAAAGTTTCAAGATGTCAAGACTAATATTTCTTTTCGATATCAGAACCTTTATCTGCCCACATACACATGAACTTCTGAGCATCCTTCATAGACTTGATTGTATCTTTAAATATGTCAACAAGTTCTCCAAAGTCTTTTAAGCTATGTTTAGCATCTGAGTTCAGTTCAGGTAACACTTTACCCAAGATTCTTTTAGCTGTCATCATAGCCTCATTGTACATTTGTGTTGCTTCTTCTATTCTCATTGTGCTTTCTCCTTGATTGTATTGTACAGTTCTATCAGATTGAATGAAACTCCTTTATGAAAGAAATTACCCTCATTGTCTATGAGTTTTTCCACTACAGGCTCAATTTCTTCTAGCTTCTTATTGACTAAATCAGCATAGCAGTATTCAAAAGGACCTATATGTATCGTAAAGTGCTCTCTTGTAGTACCGCCCCAGAAGTCTGTGAAGAATTTGTCTTCTAGTCTCTGTATGATTTCTTGTTTGCTCATAATTGTATCTCCTTCAATCTCTTTAGTTCTGCTTTAAGTTCTTCATTTTCTTTTAGCTTTATGTGGTAATCTTGAAGAATCTTTTTGTTGTGTTCTGCAAATTCAGACACAGAGGCTTCAAGACTACTCACATAATCCTCAGCTTCTTTACTGAACGCAGGAATAGACACAAAGTCTGTTTTGTATTTCTCAAAGAGCCAAGCATTGAAATGCTCAAGAAGTTTCTGCTTCTTCATCATTATGTCCTCACTTGATTCCATGTATGCTGTTTGCTCTGGTGTCAGACTGGCTAACACCTTGTTGAGTCTATCCCATACTGTTTGAGGTTGTGCAGACGTGGCTGTCTTGAAATCTTCAAGCTTGCTCTTGTACGTTTCGACTATGCTTCTATCCTGCATTCAGACCTCCTAGCCTGCCGTGGTTGTATCAGCAGTAGGAGCAGCCCAGCTGTTGTAACGGGACATTGGTTCAGGACAGATGCTTGAATACGGAACAATGCGTTTCGTTAAGCATTCTAAGTCACGTACACGTCCACTTAAGCAGTTGATACGTTCTGCATTAATAGCATCAGCTACGGCAAAGCGTTTATCAATATCAGCAGCAAAAGCGTACAAGCTGTTCAAGCCTGTGTTTAAAGCTGCAGTTTGTTCTTTGTTGTCTTTAACAGATTGCTGATAGACTTCCAAGCCTACTTTATCTGTGTATCTTTGAGATTGCAATTCGGCAATCTTGGCTTCAAGTGCAGAAATGGTACGAGTGTCTTGACTTACCGTATTATTACCAAATAAGCCACCTAAGATACCTTGACCATTATTGCTATTTAAAGCCCCCAAAACAGTTCCTGCAATACCGAAACCTAAACCAGTACCAGCAACACCCTTTGAGGCATATTCTTTTTCTTCATTTCCTACTGACATGTTGTCCTCCTTAGTCAATATGAAGTCAGACTATCTGACCTCTTCGACTAATAGTATAACACGCCCTTTAAAGAAATGAAATGTCCTGATTGTGTCACAATCAGGACTTCATAACTTGTTGAATTATTGCAGGAACTACTAGCTTAAGCGCTTTATCATGACGCCTACATACTTGACGTTCAGATAGAGGGTAAGCTAGATTCTCCTCTTTGGCTATTCGCACTCCAATTGTTTTATAAGGTAGCCCTTCTACATACTTCCATATGAGGACCATCTTGTCGCAACAGGGTAAATCCCATTTCAAGATGTCTTCACGTAATTTGCCTAGTCTGCCACTATTGGCATACATACAGCTAATAGCTTGAAAGAAAGACTTATTGTCCACAGCTAGCCTCTTTTAATGTTTCTTGGTCTCTTTGTGGCTTTTGATAGCTTACGAGGTTTTGCTCTTTTAGTTACCGTTGTAGTTAGTTTAATTCTCATTTAGTTCTCCCGTTGTTTGATTGTACTTTACCACCTTTGTCTCTATTGCTTCAAGAGCTGTCTGTGTTGTACTTTCAGTCTCATAAGCTTTCAAGATAAATACTAATAGAATACCACAGAGTACAAGATTCATAATGAGCATGAAAAGCTCCATGCGCTTATGACTTCTAGTTATTGTGTCATTTATCAGTATGAGTTCGTCTGCTGTCATTTAGCCTCCTATCCTAATTCAGCAAGTCTCGAATCTATGTAGTCTTTGACCCACTGTGTACTTGCTGCATTGTTACCTATAGTCGTCAACGCCTCAGTAGGAACTAAGACATTTTGTTGTGTAGTGAAGTCCGTAACAGACACACCTGCATCTGTCACATAGCTCCTCCAATACTGCGTGCTCCCTGTTGTAGCCTTTGAGTTATTCACTGTGAATTGAATGCCGTATTGGTCTCCACTACGGTAATGCTCAAAGTCTACAGCACTTCCTGCTTCAAGACTATCCTGTACCTGTAAGCCTGTAGCAGTAGTACCAGCTTGACCTTTGATGACAACAGGATGATTATCACCCTCAAAGATAGTCACACCATCTTGTGTGGTAGGACTATTTGTTACCGTGCTGGGCATTACGAAGACAGGTTGTTCATCGGTTGTCACAGTGTACCTTGCATCAAATATCCACCTGAATCCAATGTCAGCACTGTACTTCATGATTTGCTTCATGTCTCCAACAGTCACAGGTGTATTATAGTCATCATGCTTTGCGTTCACAATGTTGATGTTCTGTGTGCCATTCTTGATGACAATCTGAGTACTGTCGTCTAATTGACCTACAGCCTCAAACAATAAGTCAATCTCATAGTTATATAATTGCTTTAAAGTGTACTCTCCAGCATTCTCTGACGGCACTTCAAACGTTAAGACTCCTTCTGATAGTGTGCCATTAAAGCCTAATTGAATCCCACGACCCACGTTGTCAAAGACTTTCTGGTCAATTTGACTAGATGTCAGGTCTGTCAGAGAGTACTCGTAGAATGGTT